AGGAAATATATGAAACTTCTAGCGAACACAAAGAATTTGCAAAAATAGTTAATTCAACATTAGGAGCTCCTGAGACGGAAGAAGTTAAGTCTCAAAATGAGGATCTAAAATTTGCTGCTATGTTACTAGCAAGAGATATTATGATAGAAGCTGGTCTAACAGAAGATACGGTTGACGCTTTACTTAATAAGAAGTTAGGTTTAGTTGCACCTACATTAGGTGGTGAGGAGAATGTCCAATAAGACAAAATATGTCAAAAAGCAAGACGCTAATATACTAAAAGGGTTGGAACTTTTAGAGGATACTACTCCTTCGGAGCTCCTACCGAAGGAAGTAAATAACTCATCTAGCGTAGCTGTAGAGAATACAGTCAATAAACTACTAGAGGCTAAAGAATCTAAAGATTCTGTTGGACTCTTTGGACGTAAAATGTCGAAAATTTATAAGGTTCAAGCTGGAGATATATGTCCACATTGTACATATTCTAGGTTACAAGAGGATATATCCTTTTCAGGTAAACCGTGTGAATTTTTCGTATACTGTCCAACGTGTAATGCTCATATATGTACATATCAGCCTATGGAGCATCAGAAGGCTTTCCATAGAGATAAACACCAACATAAGTTATACGCAGGAGGATTCGGTTCTGCAAAGACTTATACAGGAGGTATGGAGTTTATTGCCTACGCTCTACAAGTTCCTAACGGTGCAGGATTAATAGGAGCTGCAACTTGGGGTCAAGTTTCAGATACATGTTTAAAATTTGTTACTGATAACTTGCCTAATGCATTAGTTGCTAAGTCTAATCAAGATAAGGTTAACTGGTACATCGACTTGATTAACGGTTTTCGTATATCAGCTAAAGCTTTTGATAAAGAAGGTAAGATTCGTTCAGCGAATTTGAATATTATATGGGTAGAAGAGGCATCCGAAGTCCAATTTAATGTAATTACATTTATTAAGGCTCGTCTACGTAATAAGACAGCTTGGACTAAAGGGCGTAATAGATTAAAGATGATTCTAACATCTAACCCAGACGTTGGGTGGTTAGCATCAGAATGGCTGATGATTTCAGATGCAATTTACTATCACGGTGATGTTAGAGATACTTATACTGTTGATAAATCTCGTCAAGACCCTTCAACTTCTACACATATTTCAGCTACAAGTGCAAATATCTATTTGCCACCTGACTATGAAGCCAACTTGGCTAAGAATAAGCCTAAGTGGTGGGTAGATAGATTTTTACACGGTTCGTTCAAATATGCAGAAGGATTAGTATATCCTAATTTTATGGATTGGTTTGAAGAGCCTTTCTCTATTCCAGCTCATTGGAAGAGGATTACAGGTACGGATTTCGGTAGACGAGACCCTACAGCACACCTAGTTGCTGCTTTGGATCCGATTCATAAGATTATACATATATACGCTGAAGTTGAGGAAACTCTAGACGATATTACTCTTGACGAACTTATAGTTAAGATTAAACAGACTCATGATTTTCCCGACTACCTTCTAGCGTATCCTCATCAATGCGACCCTAGAGGTCGTAATAAAGACCAAGTTTCAGGTAATAGTTGGATTGACGCTTATCGTGAAAGAGGGCTAATATTACAACCTGCTGAAGACTGTGAAGCTAATTCTATTGCTGTAACAATTCAGAAGGTTTATGAATATGCTGCAGCAGGTAGACTTAAAGTGTTCAATACTTGTACAAAGCTTAAAGACGCTTTATCTAAGTATAAGTATCCACCTAGGGATTTATCTGATGCAGATGCTAACCAAGGTGAAATACCTATGGATAAGTTCAATCACTTACCTGATGCAATGAGATATATGTTATCTAGATTCCCTAAATTCCCTGAAAATCCAGAGGCATTTAGCGATGTATGGAGAACAGTTATATCTATGAATAATGGTGTTAAGAATCCAAGTTTCTGGAGTAGAAATTATGAGGATTCTGCACCTGATTATGTTAATGATTTTATGGATAATTTTGGATAGGAGGATTTTTATGACAGAAAAAGAAGAAAAGGAATTGCTAAAATTGGTAAGGGCTAATCACAGATTACTCACCACCTTAGCAAAAGCACTACATTTAGTTCCAGTAACTGAAAAAGAGGAGCAAGATTTACAAATCATGCGTAGAAAAAATGAGGAGCAGGCTTCTAAAGTCAATTCTCAGTTAAATGCTATGCAAGGTAAACCAGATGAATATGATGAAAATGCATTAGGTAATCTATTTTCGGATGTAAAAGACATTTACGGAGATGTTTTAACTGATGATTTCCTAGAAAGTGAGGATAAATAATATGAATTTCGGACAAGCATTAGAATTATTAAAACAAGGCAAGAAACTTGCTAGGACAGGTTGGAATGGTAAAGACATGTTTGTTGTTTATCAAAAAGGCTATCCTAATGGAATTCCTTGCAATAAGCAGACTGCTGAAGCTTGGGGTTTAAAAGAAGGAGATTTATTCAAGTGTGAGCCATACTTACAAATTAAAATGGTAAATGGTTCTCACAGTATGTGGGTTCCTTCAATAAATGATTGTTTAGCTGAAGACTGGATTGAGGTGAAGTAATATGGAAGAAATTCTAAACGATGGCGTAAAAGTTACGCAAGATATGACGTCTCAAGAAGTTTTAGACGCCTATGGTATAACAGAATATACTGTTGACGATATTATTAGAGATTTTGAGGATGCTATTGCTTATAAACAGGAGCAAGCTCGTATATTTAAGATATTGGATGCAGCAGACCACTCTGATATTTGGAAGGTTTTCAATAAAAAGATACCTTCTTATGTTCAAACACCTACACATAACCCTATCACAATCATAAAAGAGGCTACCAAGGCTTCAATTATGCCTACAGAGTATTCAGGAGACTTTAGAGCTTTATCTTTAGGTGCAAAACAACTTGCAGATACTGCAAATAAATTCTTTCAACTAAAGTGGAACTCTATGGATATGGATGATATCAACAATAAGTGTGGAGAATATGCTTATTTACACGGAACTTCAGGTGTTTTATTTGGTTGGAATAATGATTTGGTAGAGGCTAATGATATTTCTAGTATCTTAAACGCTAAACGTTTAGTACCTTTACAGGCAAAGGTATATCACCCTACTAATATATTCCCAGATCCTTCTGCTGCTACAGTAGAAGAGATGAATTTCTTATGTTTCGCTGAGCGTAAGAGTAAAAATTTCCTAAAATCCATTCCTAGATTCCAAGCTAGGATGCTTGCTATAGAAAATCCTAATGATAATACTGGCTTTACAGACCCTAACTATGTTAGAGATAAATCTAAGCAATATTCTAGAAATGTAGTAACATTTATTACTTGTTACAGAAAATCATTATGGTTAAAGCCAGGAATTAATGGACTTCCTACCTTAACTCCTAGAGTTGATATAATTTACATGGCAGGAAGAGAAATTTTAGACGTTGCTTTCGATATTCAGCCTAACTGTATTCCATTTGTTCCTTTATATGATGAAGAAATTCCTAATAATTTCTGGGGTATCTCTAAATGTTACAAGGTTTTATCTTTATATCTAGCATTAATTCAACTAGATTCAACAGAAGGTACTGCTTACTTCAAGCATCAAAACCCTGCTGAATTTATTAATACAATGTCAGGAATTAATATCGCTGAATATCAAAATAAGCGTAATAATCCTGATGCTGCATATACTGTTAACTGTGATCCATCAAAGGTACAAGCATTTGCAGATAGACCACAACCTCCTACAGCTGGATACAAGGAATTTAGACAATATCTAATCTCTGCTATTCAGCAAGTATCAGGTGTAGATGCTGCATACCTAGGACAATCTTACGGTTCTATTCAAACAACAGGAGGAGTTTCTCAAGCTCTTGACCGTTCTACAATGAGAGATAACAATCGAATCAAGGCTATTAATAAATTCATTAAACGTGAATTAGAATTAATGTCTCAGTTCTATATGTTAAATGGACAACCTGAAACATTTAAGCCTAAGGGCAATGAGATGTCTCCTAATCAAAATCTAGAAAGTAAGGATTTAATATTCAATCCTGCAGATTTATTTAACAGGGATGACATTGTAATTGAAGTATCTTCAGACGCTCCTCGTTCAAAACAAGCTTATGAAGATGGAGCTAAACAGTTAATGGAATTACAAATGAAGTATATTCCTGCAGAGCACGGTTACCCTGATTTCATTACACCTGATGAAATGATTTCATTCTTAAATATTCCAGCTTCAGAGAAGAATACTATTAGAGAAAGAATGAAAACTCAGATGGAAAATATGAAGTTAGAGGAATATATGACTGTATTAGCTGCTGTGGGTACTCTAACTCAAGGTGGTATGGAACCTGAACAAGCTCTACAAGAAGTTGTTGCACAGATTCTTCAAACTCCTGTAGGACAACAGCCTGCTGTTAATCCAAATCCAAGTCAACCTATGCAAAAATAGTATTTGACATTATTTGTTTAAGAATTTATAATTTAAAGTAAGGAGGATGTTTTACAATGGAAAACAACATTTTTGAAGGAATTCCTGGGTTAGCTGATACTCAGGGATTAGAAAATTATGCAGCAAATCAAGCTGCAACAGAAGCTATGGGGACACCAGCTACAACCCCTCAAGCTTTAACGCCTAACGCTCAACCAGCTACTGATCCAAACGTAGCTGTACAACCT